ATGTTAGCTATGGCTCATGAACTAATAGATGATCAAGTAATTGAGATATCTAAACTCACACATAAAGTAAATCAACTCCAACAAAAACTAAGTAGAACAGTAAAATACAAAGACGTCCTACTACCTGTAATGAAACGATTGGAGGACAAATAAATGATAGAAACTATTATATTGTTATCACTGGTGTTATTCGCGTTGGTTATACTCGCTGTCGTACTGACTGTATCAATTATAGAATGCTACTGGGCACTAACCGAGCCTGATACTACAACCACATGGCCAACTGTTGCAGCCTTTACCGTTTTGTTCTGTGTGTTATACGTAAGCCATCTAGCATTATCTCTACTAGCTATTATCACTGTAAACTAAGGGGTATAGAATGCAGCCATACAAGATAGGCGATAAACTTAAATGCTTAAACGTCACTATGTCACGACACTATATCGAACGTAACTGGGCAGTCTGTGCAGGCTTAAACGTAGGCAATGTATATACAGTTGAAAAAGACTCTATCGATGGTAATTGGGTCTATATAGAAGACACACCTTATGCACTATCGACAGAACATTTTGAGTTAATAAAACAGGAGTATAAAATAATGAAAGTAACAACTGAAGTAACACAAGAGTATGTTAATCAACTAGTGCAAGCGATACTAAACGTAATAGAACCTGATGTGTTGTCTGATACAGCATGGGAGGAATATTGTGAAGCTGATGAGGCTCGCACTATAGCCCACATTAAATACCGAGAAGCACTTCTAGTGTGTAATAAACTAAAAAAGGGTGATAGAAAATGACTAGAATAAAAGATAAAGCAAGATGGACACCTCTCGAAAAGAAAATATTACTAGGTTTTCATCAATCAGGTGAAACTGCTTTAAGCTTGATGGAAACATTCGGGCGAACTGAAAAAGCTATAACGAACCAATCAATCAAGCAAGGCGTAAAGCTTGGTCTTAAAAATAAAAAGGAAGCATAAAGTGGACTGCGTTAATGAGTGAATTCATATCACTTATAACACGTATGTTGGATAAACCAATAGTCTTATTTATAGTAGTGTTAGGGTTAACATTACTATATTTCATGTGTAACTTTAAAGGGGATGATGAATGATATACTTAGCAGTGGTACTTGGTACCTGTGTAGTGATTTGGTCTGTTGTACACGTAGCAACGTTAATAACTTATTACTGGGTAGGAGATTAAACTAACAACCTAAGGAAATGACTATGAATACTAACGGTAAGTATACGCAGACAATAAGATATGCCTTTAACTATGGTATAACTTTAGATATGTTTATAAAAAGACACCCTAAACTACCCCTAAGGAGAATCAAAGTACTTTACAAGTATAACCTAAGCAATTGGGAAGCAGTAAGCTTATAGAGAAAGGTCAAGGGATGGGGACTCGCAGGCTCCTCCCTTCTTAAGAATAAAACACAAACAAACTTAAAACAAACTAAAAGGTAAATAAAAATGTCAAATACAATCACTGAACCACGTACTTTCATAATTAAGAACGTTGAGATTAACTACGCTAAGTTAGCAGCGCCAGTAAGCCCATTTGGTATCTCTCAGTATGAAGTTCAAATTACTACAACTGATAGTTCCTTAGCAACTCATTTGAAAGAAAACTTCATTAATGTTAAGGAGAAAGATGGTAAATTTGTTGCTTCTCTAAAACGTAAAGCAATAAAAGCTAGTGGTGATGATAACGGACCTGTAAAGGTTTTTGATAGTCAACTGCAAGTTATTGAAAAGGATAGATTATCTAAAATTGGTAATGGCTCTACTGGTAATATTAAGTTATTCCAATACCCATACGATGTTAATGGTAAGAAAGGTGTTGCTGGCTCTTTAACAGCAATTCAAATCACTAACTTTGTAGAGTACACTGGTGGTGGTAACTCTACTGATGGTTTTGATATTGTTGGAGATCCAATGGATTCAACAGTTGAAGACAGTGGTTCAGTAGGCTTTTAAATTTAATCAGTAGAGTAAGTAGAGGTGCCTTATGGGTTCCTCTCCTTTTTTTCTTTGAATACTTCGTATCCATCCTTCGGGGAGCTAGACGATATGAAGTACCCTTAAATAATTATTTGAATACCATAATACTGAGAGTGATATGAATACTAAACTTATAGGTTTACTTAACAAAGCAATACCTGAGGTAATAGCTGTAGATATATCTCAATGGGATATGGGAGAAACAGGAAGGGGTATCTGGTTTCGAGGTTCGGAGTGTTACTCAAGTAAGGGTGAGCGTATATTCAACTACTACGCAGAAGATAATGAAATGGTGCACCCCACTGTCCAAAAACTGCTAGATAAGCACAATTACTACGCACAACCCTATGATTGTGGTACCTTGATGGCTTACCCAGCATAACAGAGCCATAGAGAGCCCTTGAGGGGCTCTCAAGGTCCTTCAGTACCGACAACATACCGACAAAACTTATAGGAGAAATTTATGATACATAAAGAAATAGTTAGTATACTTAAAGAGGAAGAGGGTTTCCGAAGTGAACCTTACATTGATACCGAAGGCTACCCGACAATCGGGTATGGTCTTAAGATTGGTGACAAAGGGCAACCTATAGAGCATTTTAAGCTGTTTAAAATGTCAAGTGATGTTGGGCTATTGTATTTGAGAGAAGAGGTCTTAAGCCTCTATGAGAGACTCTCAGGTACCTTCCGATGGTTCCAGACCTTAAACAACGAAAGGCAAGTTGTAATCACATGCATGGCCTACCAATTAGGTGTATCTGGTTTAAGTAAGTTTAAAAACATGGCTAAAGCTATAGAAAATGGAGATTGGGGTGAAGCTGCATCTCAGATGTTAGATAGTAGGTGGTGTGAACAGACTCCTAATAGGGTAAAACGTATGGCAACTATAATGAAAGGTGTGGAATGATATTATCTAAACTAGAGAAAAATGATGTGATTGAAGCTACATTGCTAATGGATAGTACTTGGCAGGATGACACATACACTTATGCTCGTGATGAGGCTATGTGGATAGGGAAGCTTATAAGGTACCTCCAAGATCAACAGAATGGTGATTTAAACTTTATAGCACATAAGGTGACTAATGAGAAAGGAGAAATGGTTGGTTTCCTATTGGGTAATGTATTCCGTGAGACCTACGCAGGGCATCTAGTTTTAGATATCAGTGATATGATTGTTGATGTACACGCTACTAAAAGGGACCAAGTATGTGTAGTAAAAAGTCTTATAGATGCTGCCGTAGACTACTGTAAGGTACACGACATAGTGCATTGGAGAGCTGATACTATACATGAGAGTAAACAAGCTGAAGGGTACATAAAGTTCCTTAAAGCTAATTACACAGGTGAGATTTCATACACATTTAGAGGTAAGATATAATGGATATAAAAAAAGAATGGTGCTTCATAGATACCTTAGAGCCTCTGTTCTACCACATAGGTAGTGATAAAAGAGTTAGCTGGGCATATATCTCAGAAATGAAAGAGATAATTATGATGGACGAGGAAACTGCAGACTTACTAGTTGAACAAGGTAAGGTAGTGGAGGAGTCATCGGATATAGAAAACTTAATGAAAGCTTCAATACTAAACCCATTAGCTGAAGCAGGGCTAGGAACCTTTACACTTATTGGGGAAGAGCAAAAAAGCCCTGAACCTGAAGATGAAGTTAATATAAACGTCATACAGGTACCTGAGACCTACAGAGCTGAGCTTTGCAATACAACTATACTACCTGATGTCTTAATAGATAAATTAAACATAGCTCTTAATAAAGAAGATAAACCTAATTGTATATCAATATTATTTGAGGGTGCTCCAGGTACAGGTAAGACTATGGCTGCTGCTCACATTGCTGCAGGTATAGGTAAGAGTTTATTATCATACCGTGTTAGTGATTTACAAAATAAGTACATTGGAGAGTCTGAAAAAGCTATAACTAAGGCTTTTGATGAGGCTGAAAAGAAAGGTTATGTTCTACATATAGATGAGATAGATAGTATCTCAAGAAGCCGTGGAGGGGATTCAAAAGGTTATGAGATTAAGTCAGTAAACACCTTATTACAATGCTTAGACAGATTCAAAGGAGTTTTCATAGCTACAACTAACCATAAAGATGACTTAGATGCTGCAGTAAAGCGTAGGTTCTTGTTAAAACAGGAGTTTAAGAACTGCACTACAGAACAAGCTGATGCATTATCTACACTATTCTTCAAACGTAAAGCTCCTAAAAAGCTAAAAGATGGTGTATTTGCACCAGCTGATTTTAAAATTGTTAAAGACTCCTTCCTATTTGAAGAGAACTCAACAATAAACCGTAAATTCATTCTATCTCGCTTAACTAGTGAAGCAAAGGATAGAAACGACAAAGACTTAATTAACATTAAAAAGGTAGGTTTTGCACATGAGTAATACACCAATGATAGTTGAAAAGGAAGGTAAAAGAGAACGTAGTTGGGATGTTTATAGCCGACTGTTTAAAGATCGTATTATATTCTTAGATACAGATTTTAATGACTACATGGCTTCTGCTATCTGTGCTCAACTACTATTACTAGAGATGGAAGACCCTAAAGCTGACATCACAATATACATCAATAGTCCAGGAGGCTCTGTAAGTAGTGGTTTAGCTATCATAGATACTATGAACTTCATCAAATGTGATGTATCTACAGTGGTCTTAGGTATAGCAGCTAGTATGGGAAGTATTACAGCAGCTAGTGGTACTAAAGGTAAGCGATTTATGCTACCTCATGCACGTAATATGATACACCAAGTATCATCAGGGGCTAGAGGGCAAGTAGCAGATATGAAGATTGCACTAGCAGAAGCTGAAAAGTTAAACACAGAGTTGCGTAACCTTTATGTAGCATCCAACACAGGTGGTAAGACAGTTGAAGATATGAAAAAGGCTATGGATAGGGACACTTGGATGACAGCTAAAGAAGCTGTTAAGTTCGGTGTGTGCGATAAAATAATCAATAGAAAATAGAGGTACAATATGAAAAAAGAACAATTCTTTATAGACGGATTAATAGTTGATGTAGATTTACTACTAGATAGAAACTTAAGTGACTACCAAGATAAGTATATATGGGTAATACAAGGTATTTACAAAGGTAGTCATGATATTACAGAGTATGTACTTAAAGACCCATTACAGATGTTGATAATTAAACAAGAACTATATGATATATTTGGAACTTATGAGGAAGCAGTGCAATGATCAATGATTTAACAGATTTAGTAAATAGCGTACAGAACTGGCATCACGCCCGTAACTTAATCCAAGGTTCTACAGACTCAGCTCAGTTTGTAAAACTTATAGAAGAAACGGGAGAGTTGGCTGGTAATATAGCTCGTGGTAAAGATATTAGAGATGATATTGGCGATATAATGGTTGTTCTAATCAATATAGCCACACGTAACAATCATACGCTTCAAGAGTGCCTATCAGTAGCATATGATGATATAAAAGACCGTAAGGGTCAGATGGTTAATGGTGTTTTTATTAAAGAGGAAGATTTATGAAGATGGATATAACTGAATGTTCAGAGGAAGTGATTAAAAACTTCTTCTATAATTATGATTGTGAGATGGCTAAAAGCTTCAACGGTACAAAACTCCCATCAGACTTCCCTAGAGATACCCTAGGTGTCACTAGTCTGAAAAAGGGAGATAGAACTTTAGCTTTCTTCCAGTTGAAAAACTACTGTAAAGACAACAACTTAATAGAAAACCAATAGAGCATAAAGAAAATTAAGGGGGTGGGAACTCGCAGGCTCCTTCCTTCTGAAGAATATAACAAACTTAAAACAAACTAAAAGGTAATTACCATGTCTGGATACGTAGTATATGAAGGCCCATCATTGTTCGATAAGAAACCAATTGTAGCAATACTAACTATGACAACAACAAACAAGAAGACAGGTCAAATGGCCCAACTGTGGATTCTACGCTCAGATGTAGCCCCACACCAAGCTGTTAAAACAGGTGAAGATTTATCAGTCTGTGGGGGTTGTAAGCACAGACACTTTACTGGTGGTTCTTGTTATGTATTACCTTTCCAAGGTCCACGCTCAGTTTATGCAGCTTATAAACGAGGTAGATATAGCAAGAACGTAGAGAAACTCTCTAAACTACTACCAGTGAATGGTGTGAGACTAGGAGCTTATGGTGACCCAGCTATGATACCAGAAGAAGTTTTAGCTTGGTTATCACATTATTCTAAGTTTACTACAGGTTATACACACCAGTGGAAGAATAAGAGATTAGGGCATGCTGTGAAGTACTGTCAAGGCTCCGTAGACACACCTCAGGAGTATGCTGAGTTCAAAAGCATGTATCCCAAGGGTCACACTTTTAGAGTGTCTGCAGATGATGTGAGGGGCTCTGAAGAGATAGAGTGTTTAGCTGATAGTGAAGATTTAACTTGTATCGAATGTAAACTGTGTGATGGTAAGACACAAGATATCTCAATTAAAGTACATGGTTCCTACGCTTCAAGATACGAATCCACTATCCAATTCGTGGAGGTATAGGATGCTACTTGATGAAACACTTAAGAAGGTTGGTAAGCTACTGCAGGAAAGGGTAGCTTTACTAAACATGGGAGACTCTGCAGATAGACGTAAGCAATCGTACATAGATCGTAAAGTAGACCAAAACTCAGAACGTATAGAAGATATTATTGATGGATACATAGAGAGGGCTAGAAGATGATTCTACTACCCTTACTTCTAACAACATTCATAATCTTTGGTTATGTCTATATATTCCAAGAGGTCTTTATTAAAGCAATTAAATTTAAAGGAGAAGAAGATGGCTAAACCCCATAATACACACCCAAACTCAATAGCAGCACTTAAGAAACACGCAGCACCCTTGTTTACTACAGAATCAGCAAGAAAGGGACAACTCTTAGGTGCAGCTTCCCGTAAGAAGAACAACGCGATGCGTAAACAAGCCGCTGAAGTATTAAAGGGTGTATCCTCTGAGTGGAAAAGTTACTCTAAGGAGATACAAGAAGGACCTTCAGCTGTGGATGTTCTACGGATAATGATGTTAAACAAAATAGAAGAGGGTGACCATGACACAGCTATTGATATCGCTAAAAGTATAGCTGAGTTCGAGACACCTAAATTAGCTAGACAAGAGAATACCAATGTAGAATTAGGAGCTGATGATTTATCAGATGATGAGTTGGATGCTAAACTACAAGAGTTCTTTAAAGGTAATTAGAAATGAATACACAACACGAGATGGTAGTTAGTATCATTAGCAGTAGTTACATAGATGAACTAAAAGATGTCTTAACCTCTAATATGGAAGTAGCTGATATGGCTGAATTTATCGTAGAGTTGGTTAACAACGTCACTAAAGAAGTTAAACAAGGTTATACTAAAGATGGAATACTTTAAAGCAAAACAACTAATAGAAGATTTTCTAAAAGGTTACGAAGGTGAATCAAAGGCTGTTCAGTTGACTGTCCTGCAAACACACTTAGTGCTAGCCTTAGCAGGAAATCCTGAAATTGTTATAAAAGCACTAGAAAGAGAGGTAGCAAATGAGCCATTATGATGATTTAAGAGATTGTGATTATACAAATCAGGTAACTAATACAATCTCCCTAAAAGATAATACAAATCCATCACATTACACATCAAACAAGATAGAGTGTATAGATTACATTGTAGACTCTTTAGGTACTGATGGAGCTATTAACTTCTGCCAAGGTAATGTTGTTAAATATTTACACAGATGGAAGCAGAAGAATGGTCTTGAAGATCTTAAGAAAGCACAGTGGTACTTAACTAAAATGATTGAACTTAAGGGTAAGTAAAATGAGTAAATACGTATTTGATATAGAAAGTAATGGGTTACTAGATACTATTTCAACAATATGGTGCCTAGTTATGCAAGATGTTGAAACTAAGGAGATATTCTCCTACAGTGACTATGATGATGACCTACCGAGTTTAGCTAAAGGTATGGAACACCTTATGTCTGCTAAGCTACTAATAGGTCATAACATTATAAACTATGATGCACCTGCAATTAAACTTGTACTGGGTATAGACATCTTACATAAGGATATGCATGACACTTTAATATTCAGTCGTGTCAACAGGTATAAGCGACCTTTTATAGGACATAGTTTAAAAGCTTGGGGTCAACACTTAGGTGATAACAAACTACAGTATGATGATTGGACTCAATATACTAAGCAAATGCTCACCTATTGTAAGCAAGATGTTGAGTTAAACACTAACGTATACGAAGTTCTTATGAAAGAGTACCAAGCACTTAAGCAAAACAACCCACTAATAGCTGAAGGTATGCGTGTAGAGCATGAGATTGCTAAGATACAAGCACGTATAACTGAGGATGGTTGGAACTTTGATGTTAAGAAAGCTAAAGAGACTCATAAGTTAATGAGAAATCGTATGGATGTTATAGAAGCTGAATTAGAGCCTCAAATAGGTTCTCATAAAGTGTTTCAAGATAAGGAGCCTAAAACTGCTAAGTATAAGAAAGATGGTAATTACACAACTGTAACCGCTAGAATCCTATCAGAGTACTTAGGTAAGGAAGTTAGTATTGAAGATACTCATGTGATGGCTCCAGGTGTTAAGTTTCAAAGGTCTAAACTAGTTAAGATTAAACTAGGGCAGACAGAGTTAGTTAAAACTTGGCTTCTTAATAAAGGTTGGAAACCTGATGCATATAACCGTAAGTTAATCAACGGTAGTTGGCAGAACACTGGTCCTAAGCTAACTGAGACATCCTTAAAGAAGTTAGGGAGTCTTGGTGAAATGTTAGGTGAGTACACAACATTAACTAACCGTTACGCTATATTAACTGGCTGGTTAGAGAAAGTAAAAAAGGGTAGATTACATGGTGAAATGCAAACTATAGGTACACCAAGCTTCAGAGCAAGGCATAGTATAATTGTTAACATACCATCATTGGGAGCAGCTTGGGGTAAGGAGATGCGAGAGCTGTTCAGAGCTGAAGATGGAGAGTTACTAGTAGGTGCGGATAGTAGTGGTAACCAACTTAGGGGTCTTGTACATTATGTTAATAACCCTGAGTATACCGATATTGTGGTAAATGGTGACCAACATCAACGTAACGCTGACTTCCTAGGTTGTACTAGACCTGAAGCTAAGACATACCTCTACGCTTATTTATTTGGTGCAGGTGATGGTACACTTGGTGAAGTCTTAACAGGTAAAGCTAGTGTCAAGATAGGTAAAGAGTCTAGAGCTAAGTTTGCAGCTGGTATCAAAGGTCTTAAAGAACTTGATGAATGTGTTAAGAAAGCTTGGACTAGACGTAGTATCACTCAAAACCAAGGTTGGATCTTCGGATTGGATGGTAGACCACTCTTTGTACCAACAGATCGTCAGTGTTTAAACTACTTACTACAATGTGCTGAAGGTATCACTTGTAAAGCTGCAGTAGTTTGGGCAGATATGATGATTAAAAAGGAAGGGTTAAGAGCTAAGATGCGGATTATGTATCACGATGAGATGCAAATATCTTCACACCCTGATGATGCTGAGCGCGTTAAAGAGATAGCTGCATTATCATTTAAAGAGGCACCTAAAGCATTCAAAGTTATGGTTATGGATGGTGAAGGTGTAATTGGAAAGAACTATGCGGAGACTCATTAATGAGAATTTTAATAGACGCAGATAGTGTTTACTTTAAGATGTGCTGTGTAACTAAGAAGCAGAATGAGTTAAGGAAAGGTATTGATAGGAAGATGCGAGAGATTGTATCAAACTGCCAATTCTTTGAAGAGGATGTAGAGGTTAAGGTAGGTATTAAAGGTAAAGGGAATTACAGACATAACTACTGTGACACCTATAAGGGTCGTAGACCTGACTTAGATCAAGATATGAAGGACTCCCTTGCATACTGCTTAGAGTACATGGAAGAGAAATGGGATGCTATACCTGCTCATGGTATGGAAGCTGATGACTTGGTTTGTATCTGGGCTTATGAAGCTATGGAAGAAGGGGAACCTTATGTCATGGCTCACATAGATAAGGATTTAGATCAAATACCAGGGCTACACTACAACTTTGACTCTCAGAAGCTTTATGATATATCAGCTGAAGAGGGGCATAAGAAGTTAATGCTCCAAGCTCTCACTGGTGATAGGACAGATAACATCCCAGGGATTAAAGGTATTGGCCCTAAGAAAGCTGAAAAGATACTTAAGGGAGTCCCAGTAGAACGTATGTGGAATCGTGTAAGAGCTGCATGGAGAGCACATAAAGCAGGAGACCCCTTAGTATCATACAATATGCTCCGTATGATTCAAACTTGGGATGAGTTCAACGTATGGAGGGATAAATATGATCTTGAAACATAGATTCAATGTTAAACCATTAAGTGCTAATAAGATGTTTGGTAAGAAAGGGAAGGTAACCTTTAAGACTAAAGATTACTTAAACTACCAGAATGAAATTAGAGATGAAATACTAGAAGAAGCTGAGTGTGACGTATGGCCTTTCGGGGCTTCATACACCACATTCACAATAACAGCAGGTTTATCAAATCGTGGAGCTGATTTAGATAATGTGATGAAACCACTATTCGACACCTATCAATCAATATACTCAGACTTTAACGATAACAAGGTTTATCACATAGAAGCTTTTAAGGATATTGTTAAGAAAGGTGAAGAGTACATTAACGTAACAATTAAGGAATGGAAAGATGAAGTACCAAATAACAACAATAAAAAGTGATATAACAATTGAAGCTGATGGATACATAAACTCTGGTGGTATCCTAGAATTCCTGAAGAAGGAAGAGGTGAAGCCAGGTGCAATATTCACAGGTGAAGGGAAGACTAAAGTTATATACGCAGTAGGTACAGCGCAATTAATTAACTTAATACCAATCGAGGATAAAGAATGATAACTGACCGTAAGATGACACCTACAGTAGACTACCCAGCAGCTGTAGAGTTTATGGAACAACAATCAAATGTCTTTTGGACTGCACATGAGATTGATGTAGGTAAAGATAAGCATGATATCCTAGTGAACATGACAGATGCTGAAAGGCATGCTGTTATAACTACACTAAAGCTATTCACTAAGTATGAAATGATTATAGGTGAGGAGTATTGGTTAACTAAGATAATGCAGAAGTACCCAAGACCTGAGATTCAAGCTATGGCTAGTCTCTTTGGCGCTGTGGAGTTATCAGTTCACTCCCCATTCTACCGTAAGATAAATGAAGAGTTAAATCTAGCAACAGATGAGTTCTATAGCTCTTACATATCGGACCCTGTACTCTCAGCACGTATGAAATGGTTAGATAACAAGTTGGGTAGTAATAACTGGTTTGAGTCATTAATCACGTTTGTATTCCTAGAAGGTGCTGTACTGTATGCATCATTTGCATTCTTAAAGCACTTCCAGAGTGCTGGAAAGAACAAACTACTTAATGTAGTCTCAGGTATTAACTTCTCAGCTCGTGATGAAGCTTTACACTCTGAGGCAGCTGCATGGTTATTCCAACAGCATCTAAGTGAGTTAGGGGAATCTCCAATACTATACTTAAAGTTAGTTGAGGATATCGCAGAACAGGTATTGGAACATGAGATAGCTATTATTGATAAGCTATTTGAAGAAGGTCCAATTGAAGGTATAACTAAAAAGCAATTAATAGCTTTTGTTAAATCTAGATTAAACGTGTGTGCTCAGAATATGGGACTTCCAGGTCGGCTTTACGATGTGGACTATAACCCATTAGCTGAGGATTTTTATAAAGGTATAAATGGTTTCAGTGCTAATGACTTCTTTAGCTCTGTAGGTAATCAATATCAACGTGACTGGAATGAGTCAGGATTTAATTGGAGTAAAGGTGAATAATGAGTATTTACAATAAGTTAAAAGCAGAGCGTAAGAAAATGTTAGAAGATGGTCTTATGCCTGAGTGGATGTCAACATCAGGTTGGCAACTATTCAAGGAAAGATACTTATACCAAGCAGCTAACCCTAGGGAGCAGTACTACAGAATAGCCGCTACACTCTCAGTTCACACAGATAGACCAGAGTATTACAAGGATGAGTTCTTTAATGTGCTATGGAAAGGTTGGTTATCTCCATCAACACCTGTACTTTCTAACACAGGTACAACTAGAGGTCTTCCAGTTTCATGTGCAGGGTCTTACTTAGGTGATAGTATTGATGAGATTTACAAGGGGCTACGTGAGACTGCAGCACTAACTAAAGCTGGCTTCGGTACTGCTAGTTACTTAGGTGATATACGCCCTCGTGGTGCTAACATCAGTGTTGGAGGTACATCCTCAGGAGTTCTTCCTGTAATCGAGAGTTACAAACAAGCTATGACTTACGTTGCTCAAGGTACTGCTCGTCGTGGATCATGGGCTGGCTATTTACCAATTGAACATGGGGACTTCGAGGAAGTTTGTGACTACCTACTGCATAACCCAGATGGAACTAATATTGGTTGGTGTGTATCTAATAAGTTCTTAGAGGAGTTAGGTAATGGCTGCAGGGATGCGCTAACTCGATACCAGAAAGCTATGAAAACTAAGATGGTTACAGGTAAGGGTTACTTCTTCTTCCCTGATAAAGCTAATGCTAAAAGACCAGAATGGTATGTAGAGCGAGGTTTAGATATTAAAGCACCTCAACTTTGTGCTGAGATTATGCTACATAGTTCTGAAGAGTATACTTATACTTGTGTACTATCTTCTATGAACGTAGCACTATATGATGAGTGGAAAAATACTAATGCAGTTTATATCGCTACTATCTTCTTAGATGCAGTATGTCAAGAGTTCCTTGAGCGTGGTAAAAACTTACCAGGTTTAGAGAAAGCTATTTCATTCACTAAGAAATCTAGAGCTTTAGGTTTAGGTGTGTGTGGACTTCATACGTTGTTACAGAAAAGACGTTATGTATTTGGTGGTTTTGAATCAATGATGCTTAACAGTGAGATATTCCGTAAGTTAGATAAGGAATCTAAAGCAGCAAGCTTCGATTTAGCACAAACATGGGGTGAGCCTGAGTGGATGAAAGGTCATGGTATGGCTAACACTCACCGCTTAGCAGTAGCTCCAACAAAGTCAACAGCGTTGATTATGGGTGGTGTGAGTGAAGGTATTAATCCAGATACAGCAATGGTATTTACACAAAGAACACCAGCAGGTGAGGTTAATAGGATTAACCCAGTACTTCTAAATCTAATGCGTGAAAAAGGTATGTACAATACAGCTAACGTAGAGAGTATTCGTGATGCTATGGGTTCTGTTCAACATGTAGATTGGTTAGACGAGCATGAGAAAGAAGTCTTTAAGACAGCTTTTGAAATACCTCAAATGTCAGTTATTAAAATGGCAAGTCAACGTGCTAAGTACTTAGATCAATGGCAATCTCTTAACCTATTCTTCAGCTCCTCTGAGAGTGAAGATTATATCAGTAAAGTACATAAAGAGGCTTTTGAAGATCCAAACATATTAGCCCTATACTATGTGTATTCAATGGCTGGTGTTCAGAGTAGTAAAGATGAGTGTTTATCTTGTATGTAACTAAATTAGAGGTACTTTATGAAAAAGCGTAATAGAAAAGAACGTAGATTAGAGCAGTTCGGTAAGAGTGAATTTAAAAAACCTAAAGCTGTTCCAGCTGTTGAGAAGAAGATAGAGAAGCCTGTAATTAATATTACACCCCTTAATGAGAAGCAAAATGACTACTACATAAGCCTACTAGGTGAGCCTTGTGTTATATGTACAGGAGCAGCAGGTACAGGTAAGACGTACCTAGCAGCCTCTGTAGCAGCCAAGGACCTAGCTGATGGTAGAATCAAACGTATCATACTCTCTAGAGCTAATGTATCAACAGGGAAGTCTATAGGAGCCCTACCAGGTACTGTTGAAGAGAAGATGCTACCTTGGTTAATGCCTATGCTTGATGTACTGAAGAGTCAGTTAGGTACAAACTACTTCGACAACGCTATGAAGACAAAGGCTATCGAGGTTCAACCTATTGAGACTATCAGAGGTAGAAGCTTTGATGACTCTATAGTTCTAATGGATGAAGCTCAGCAGTTAACAAAGGAAGAGCTTAAAGCAATAACTACACGTATAGGAGAGAACTCTAAGTTATACCTGATGGGTGATAGGGCACAGAGAGATGTACGTACCGATGGTTTGAAATGGCTACTTGAACTAGTGGATAAACACAAACTACCAGTGGTTTACCATACCTTCACAAGTGATGACATAGTACGTAGTGGTTTATGTAAGATGTTCGTTAAAGCGTTTGAAAAGGAGAATGACTAATGGCTAGTTACCCATATAAATGTACTAAATGTGAACACAAGTTTGTAGATGTGATGTCAATGGCTAGTTATGAGAAGAAGGTTAAATGTCCTAAATGTGATAAAGATACACTACAGAGGGTAATAGGTACAAGTGCTATAAGTTTCAAAGGTGGTGGATTTACACCTAGTAATATTTTTAAGAGTGGTTAATATAAGTACGGGGTTGTTTAAATCTTAGGTAGCCCCAATTAAACAAAGGTATAAAAGTAATGAAAGATATGAAAGTAGAATACGTAGACCATATGGGTAATGATAACTCAGTAGTAAAAGCAGCACGAGTATCCTTTGCAGGTGATAATGAAGAAGCTAGAGGACAGGATAAGGATGCTAAGCTTATAAAGTACTTAGCTAACCACAACCATTGGACACCTTTTGCACACACAAGCGTAACCTTACGTATGACAGCACCTGTACCTATTCGTACACAATGCTTCAAACATAAAGTAGGTTTCTCTGAGAACGAGGAGAGCCGTAGGTATATCTCAAATACACCAGATTTATTCAAACCTAAATTCCGTAGTCAAGTTACCAATAAGAAGCAAGGCTCAGGTGATAACCTTACTGGTGAAGAAGAAAGTAGAGCACAAGCGCTGTATGTAGCATCCACCCTCAGGGCTGTAGCAACTTATGAATTACTACTAGAAAGTGGTGTGTGTGAGGAACAAGCACGTTTCGTATTACCTCAAGGTTGTTTAGTGAACTGGTATTGGACAGGCTCATTAAGTGCCTTTGCTCGTTTTGTTAAGCAACGTTCAGACTCACACGCTCAGGTAGAAGTGCAAGAGTTAGCTAAGATGGTAAGTGATATTATAAAACCTCTATACCCAGTTTCATGGGAAGCTTTAACTAAGTAGACTAGACTTAGTATGTATCGAAATCAATTAGAGTTTAAAGGGGAAGGTTTTAATGTATAACAAAGATAGAGATGTCCTTGAAGATAAAGAAGAGGTGTACGAGAAGTACCGAGGTAAAGGTGACCGTATGGAAAAATCAAAGAGTAAAAGGGAGGCTAGACCTACGAAGGATCAACTATACGAAAACAAGTGGAAGTAACAACTAAGGAATACTATGCAAGACTCAAAGTTTGTAAAGACCCATGTACCATGTTTAAGCTGTAGTAGCTCAGATGGTAGAGCAATTAGAGAAGACGGTAGTAGTTTCTGCTTCGTCTGCTCAACTAATTTTAAACTAAAAGAAGACACTTATAATATGTATGAACCTGAACAGCAAGTATACTCAAGAGAAACAGTAGAGGAGGTTAAGAACTACTCTAGCTTCGCTCTAAAGTCCCGTGGTATCTCACAGCAAGTAGTAGACCACTTCCAAGTAAAGATGTCTGTAGACTCTGATGGTAAGCCATTAGCTCACTTCTACCCTTACATGAAAGATGGACGTATTGTAGCTTACAAGACTAGAACGCTACCTAAAACATTCTCAGCTATTGGGGATATGAAGGAAACTGAGTTGTTCGGACAATCACAGTGTGGTGGAGGTAAAACTTTAGTAGTTACTGAAGGTGAATTAGATGCTATGGCTATGGCCCAAGCGAACCTAGAGAAGTACAATAGGATATTCCCTGTGGTATCATTACCTAATGGTGCCCAATCCTTAAAAGCACTGCTACTCAATAGAGATTACTTAAATCAATTTGAAAGTGTTATCCTGATGTTCGATATGGATGAGGTAGGACAAGCTAGTATCTCTGAAGCTGCACGTATGGTTGGTATTGGTAAGGTGAAGATAGCTAAGCTACCTGAGAAAGACCCATGTGAAGTTTTACAAAAGAAGGGAGCTAATGAGTTAATCAACTGTATGTGGAATGCACAGCAGTGGAGCCCTGCAGGTGTTCTAATGGGAGAAGCTATATGGGAAAGGTTCCAAGAGCGTAAGAACATCAAATCTGTACCATACCCACCATGCTTATCTGGTTTAAATGATAAATTGGAAGGTATACGTCATGGAGAAATCACATTATTCACTAGTGGTACAGGTTCAGGTAAGAGTACAGTTATTAAGGAGATAATCTTAGACTTACTAGAGAACACTGAGGAGAAAGTAGGTCTTATATCACTAGAAGAAAGTGTAGGGGATACAGCTGAGAAGCTAATATCTATGTCCCTTAAGAAATCTATACTAGGTCCACCACCTATCTCTGATGAGGAACTACGTGAAGGTTTTGATAAAGTCTTTGCTGATGAAAGGTTAGTGCTATTAGATCACCAAGGTTCTGTCTCTGATGATTCCTTACTGGATAAGATAGAGTACATGGCATTAATGGGTTGTAAGTATCTAGTACTTGACCATATAACAATAGCTGTTTCTGAAGGTAATGGTAAACTCTCAGGGAATGAAGCAGTTGATAAGTTAATGTCAGATTTACTCAAGATAGTTAAACAAAATAATGTATGGTTAGGTTTAATCTCACACCTTAGAAAATCACAAGGTAAATCCTTTGAGGAAGGTGAGCTACCTTCAATAGATGATATAAAGGGTTCTGGAAGTATCAAGCAGATTAGCTTCGATATAATAGCATTTGCACGTAATTTAATAGCAGAGGAAGAGTATGAACGTAACACCATTAAACTTAGAGTACTCAAGTCTAGGTTCACAGGAAGAACAGGAGATGCAGGATCAGCAAGCTTCAATCCAAAAACTTCAAGACTTAGTGAGTCAGGCTCAGGATTCGAGATGGAGTTTGAAGGTCTCTAAGTATTTACTTATGGAGATACAGAGTGTTAATAGAGGTCGTAGGCATATAGCTATTAAAACTATGAGAGGATATAACTTATCCTTGAAGAGCATGGAGTGTATGGTTATACAAGCTCATCAAGTGATAAATGTCCTAACGGAGACCAAGAAAGGTGTGACTAAAGGTAAGCTAACAAACATCTCTTCAAAGATTGGAGAGAGTGTTATATCAGCAAAGAGAGTAGTCTATAAGGAAGATATAGAGGAAGCTATTCGTATAGGTGACTTCTTCATTGAAGCATTCCTAAACCTAAAGCTTCTGACAATCAAGCCACCACCACCTAAGTCTAGACTACCAGTTGAAGTAGTACTAGATTCTAACTGGCCTGGTACACTGTCGGAAGAGAAAGTGACTATGGCACTGAAGGGTGTTTGGTCAAAGAAGCCTGAGGACATTAAAGGTGCTACTCAAACCGTAAGATTCAAGGATGGACCTGTATACAACTATAAGTTAATTAAGCGGTGGGATGAGAAGCTAGATGGCTTTGTAGGTGAGCTAGTAGATACACAAGCTTTCCAAGCTGTTAATAGGTTACAACAAACTCCGTGGACTGTTAATGAGTTCGTGTGGGATGTTGTATCAAAACAACCCCACATGTTCTATCAGGATGGTTGTAAGAGTGATGAGAATCAATCAAAGTATATTGACTATATGTATACCATAAACAAAGCTAAGGCTTTAATAGGTGAAGAGTTCTACTTTGCTGCTGATATGGATTACAGAAGTCGTATATACTTTAAGGAGTCTTACTTAAACTTCCAAGGTAGTGATTTAGCTAGGGGTTTATTAACCTTTTACGATAAGAAGTTAGTAACTGAAGTTGGTTTACGATGGATGAAGATACACGCTGCTTCTAGTTACAACGCTAGTTATAAGATTGGTGAGATTCCAACTTGGTGCTCTTCAGACTATAAAACACATCTAACTAAAGAGGGTTTAACTGATATCTCTGTAGATAAAATGACACTTAGAGATAGGGAGTTGTGGTGTGATAACAATAAGGGGTTAATCTATGAAACTATTGAACACAAGAAGCTACATGATTGTGAGAAACCTGTTGCTTTTCTGGGTGTTTGCCTTGAGCTTGTTGGTTATTGGGATAGTAGTGGCCCCTATTATAGTAGTCTACCTATTCCTGTTGATGGCTCTAACAACGGCTGGCAACATCTGGGAGCAATTAGTAAGGATGTTCAAACAGGGGGGCTAGTAGGTTTAAGTCCGATAGAAATACAGAATGACTTCTATGTTCAAACAGCTAAAAGACTAAAGGAGATTACT